ACAATGTTCTTGGTGAGGATTCTCTGTCTAAATTTAATACACAATCTTCTATTGAAATGTACATGGAAGACTCTGGTGGTGGGTTTGCAGGAGAACGTGAGCTTATGTCTCAGTTTGGTTTGCAAAATCTTAGTGAAGCAACTTTCGTTGTAAGTAAAACAAAGTTTCAAGAAAAAACAAAACAATTACAAATAGAAACGGCAACAGACTCAACATCGTCTGGTTCTATCCAATTGGAATCTGGTACGGTATCTGATAGTCAAATATCTTATATTCTAAATGAAACTGATGCGACTGATGCTGACCGTCCTTTTGAGGGTGATGCAATTTATCACCCAACACTAAAGAAATTGTTTCAGATTAATTTTGTTGATCATGATAATCCTTTTCACCAGTTAGATAGTAATCCTGTTTATAAATTAAAATGTCGTCTGTTTGATTATGGTTCAGAAGAACTCAGTACTGGTATTGCTGAAATTGATGCAATATCAGATTCTCTATCAATTGTAAGTTCTGATTATCAGTTTACACTTGAAATTGCAAGTATTATTGGTCAACCAATAACAATGGATATAAATGGATATACTTTAGATTCAACACTTATTACCCGTGATCAAACACAAGTTATTCAAGACCCAGCTTCATATGGTGAAAGTTTATTGCTTGAAAATGGTAGTTTCCTTATATCAGAAGAATATATAATTGGTGATGGTGTCACTGATAAAACTGCTCAGAACGAGTTGTTTGAAACATTGGATGATACGGTGCTTGACTTCAGTGAGTCAAACCCATTTGGTGATGTAGGGAGTGCAAACTAATGACTACTGGAAGATTGGTTGCAACGGAACAATCACTGTATGCAAACTTGGTTGCAGAGGCAATTCAGATTCACGGCCATGATGTGTATTATCTTGACCGTACACTTGTTGCTGAAGATACAGTGCTTGGAGAAGATGCACTGTCAAAGTTTAACACTCAAGTTCCTATCGAAATGTATATGGAAGACTCTGATGGGGGTTACGCTGGTGAACAAGAAGTAATGACTCAGTTTGGTTTAGGAAATCTAAGTGAGGCAACTTTTGTAGTTAGTAAGACAAGATTTCAAGAGAAGACAAAACAGATTCAGATTGAAGAAGGCACAGACTCAACATCATCTGGTTCTATTCTATTGGAGTCTGGAACAATTTTAACGTCTAAATTGGAAGGTGAAGTATTTTATATTGTAAATGAAACTGATGCGACGGATGTAGATCGACCCTTAGAGGGCGATGCAATTTATCATCCAACACTCAAAAAATTATTTCAGATTAACTTTGTTGATCATGATGACCCCTTTCATCAACTTGATACCAATCCAGTTTATAAGATGCGGTGTAGATTGTTTGATTATGGTTCAGAAGCACTTGATACAGGTATAACAGATATTGATGCGATTGAAGATTCTCTCTCAATTGCAAGTCATCAATTAACTCTTGAGGACGAAACAGGAAGTATTCTACTTGAAACTGGTGGTGACGAATATATTATACAGGAAGACTATATAGTAGGTGACATGAGTACAGATAAGACAGCTCAAAATGAGTTGTTTGAAACATTGGATGATACGGTACTGGACTTTAGTGAGTCGAATCCATTTGGTGATGCAGGGAGTGCAGATTAATGCTAGGACAACAATTTTACCATGAAACAATTCGCAATATAGTTGTGGGTTTCGGAACAATTTTTAATAATATTCAGTTAGTTCGTAAGGACAATGCTGGAGCAATTCAACAGACCATGAAGGTTCCATTGGCATATGGACCAAGGCAGAAGTTTCTTGTTCGTTTGAACGATGATGCAGACCTGAGTAAAGCTGCGGCGGTTACTTTACCTCGTATTGGTTTTGAAATCACAGGTCTTACCTACGATCCCGGTAGGAAACTAAATCGTGTACAGAAGTTTAAAAAAGTTAAGGGTGACACAACCAAAACACAACAGTTAGATACCCAGTATATGCCTGTTCCCTATAACATAAATTTTCAGCTTTACATTCTTGCAAAACAGTCGGATGATGCTCTACAAATTGTTGAACAAATTCTTCCTTACTTTCAACCAGACTACACGATCACGATGAATGATAACGCTGATATGGGTGTCAAAAAAGACATTCCCGTTATTCTCAACAGTATTTCTTACGAGGATGATTATCAGGGTGACTTTACAACTCGCCGTGCAATTATCTATACTCTAGATTTTACTTGCAAGTTCTATCTCTATGGTCCTGTTACATCCAGTAAGGTTATCAAGACGGTACAGGTTGATGCATACACTGATATGCCTGACCAATCACCAACACGACAGCAGAGACTTACTGTCACGCCAAACCCAACCAGTGCTGATGCTGATGACGATTTTGGTTTCAATGAGGTACACTCTTTCTTCGAAGATGCGAAGACTCACAATCCAGTGACGGGCGAAGATGAATAGCATAGATAAAGCACTCGGTGTGGTTGGGGATGTTATTCCACCCGAAGCTTCTTTAAACCCAAACCATAAAATGTCGGAGGTTTCTCGTTATCCAGACGATTTGCTTGATGATGAGGATATCGAGCTTGACTATAAGTATCAAAGAGAGAACTTCTATCGGTTGGTTGAACAAGGTTCCACTGCGATTGAAGGTATCCTTGAACTTGCAAGAGAGGGTGAACACCCAAGGGCATACGAGGTTGCTGGACAGTTAATCAAGAATGTTGCAGAGGTCACTGAGAAGCTAGGTGACCTTCAAGAGAAGATGAAGAAACTCAAAGAGGTTCCCAATAACGCACCGAAGAGTGTTACGAATGCATTGTTTGTTGGTAGCACTGCTGAGTTGCAGAAGATGTTGAAAGGTAAAAGTGGTGATTGATGGTTGAGTTTTTTCCATATAAAAGGCGAATGACACAATATAAAAACAGATACACTAATGCATATGCAAATGCAATTGATAATGTTGATGATTGGATGTCAAGTAGTCAACAGCCTAAAGAAGATAATCTTACTTTCAACAGACAACACCTTGTTGATAAATGTATAAATCTTAGTGGAATTCCTTATTGGTTTCCCACCAATGGTGCAACATCTGCATTATGTCAAGCAATTAATGTGTTATCAAAACCTAATGATAAAATAATTATTCAAGGTTGGGGGTTTATACAACCATTACAAAGTATATTATGGATGAATCGTCAGGTTGTATTTTGTGATTCTGATGTCACAGGACTTATGTCTGTAGATAGTCTTCTTAGTGCTTTAAATGATCATCCAGACATAAAGTTAATAATAGTAGTAAATCTTGGTGGTAGAATATCTGATATTAAAAAAATAAAATCACTTATACCCCCAGATGTGAAAATCATAGAAGATTCTGCACAGTCATTTTACATGGGTGACGGTGGTATTATTCCCGGCATGTATAGTGATGCAATTGTGTACAGTTTTGATCTGGGGAAAAGACCGGCATCCACTGGCACGGGTGGTGCTTTCGCAACTCATAATAAAGAGTTGCGAAATTTAATTAAAAGTAATTCTCAACACGGATTTACAAATAAAATAGATACCTATAATTTACCCGCCACTAAAAATACTATGGATGATACGACAGCTAGTGTTATTCATGAAGATATTATTATTGTTGAGGGAACTAAAACCAGAGATATTCAACGAGAAAATTATAAGTTTTACAAAGAAAATATTGATAGGGAACAATTGGGGGGTGAAAATAAAATTTGTAGTTATTCTGGTTTCTTTTGCAAAACTACAAATTCTTCAGAAGCAATTAAAGTATTCAATGACTCTGGTATTGGTAGGATGCCTGTAAAATTTTATCCTTCTGCTGCTAATTATAAACCATTTAATACATACCCCAGTACAAGTTTAAATTATTCAAAAAGACTTAGTGAAGAATATATATGTATTCCAACACATCCATTCATAAGTGTTGACGAGAGAGATAGGATTGTTGAAATATCAAATAAACTTTAAATGTGTACATTTCAAATAACAAACGATTCTACACCAAATATAAATCACAATAAATTACAGCCGGGTGGACCTGATTTATCTAATACAATAAGTCTAGATGACATATATATCACTCACCACCTTTTAAGCATTACAGGTGATTTTACCCCACAACCAGTAGAACGTGATGGAAAACATTTTCTGTTGATGGGTGAAATTTACAACTATGATAAATCTCTACCAAGTGATATTTATTTTGGTATTGAGAAATATCTTGAGTATGGAGATAAATTTACAGAACATCTTGACGGTGAATTTTTATTTGTTGTTATTAACGGAAATACCATAGATTTCTTTTCTGACCCTTGGAGTACAAGACAGTCATATTATACTATTCTTGATGACAAGTGGTATTTCACCACACTCCGTATATCTCCTGACAGTCAACGATTTTTACATAACAGTCATTATAGGTTTCATATAAAAGACACCACCATTGAGTTAGTGAATGGTGAACTAACAAGTTGGAATCTTGAACAGAATATTAATTCTCTTGATGGGGTTGTCAATTCGTTTGAGGAGGCAGTGATAAAAAGGTGGACACCAAACTCTACATTGTTTTTAAGTGGTGGTGTTGATAGCAGTGCAGTTGCATTGTGTCTCCACAAAAACAAGAAAACATTTAATGCTATAAGTCTTATGACAAAACCGGAACATGAAGACCAAGAATCTTTGAATGCTGTAGTTGAATTATGTAAACCGCCGTATTATAATGTTAGTGAAATAACTGATGAATATTTAGATTTAGATAATGCACAGTGTGAAATAAGAAAACAAACTAAATTAAGATTCAATAGCAAAGTTGTTCTCACTGGAAGTGGTAGTGATGAATTTATCGATAACTATATAACAAAACACAACACAGAGTTCTATGTTTGGCCAAATAATCTAAATAGTATATTTCCATATAGGCATTTCTATAAAGGTGCATCAAGATTACTGTTAGACTTTCATGAAAGTTATAGCCTTAATTTTGGTATAGAAAACAGAAATACATTTTATGATAAAAAATTTGTTCAGTGTTGGTTAAATACTACACCAGAGATTAAAAATTATGAAAGTAAGGGGTTTCTAAAAGATTATCTTAGGGAATATAATATTCCTATATCCAAGTTTCCTCAAAGTGGGTTTGGTCGGCAAAATTCTCAAAGACCAAAAAATCGAATCTTTGATTTCTATTCAAAAACTATATTTTTAGGTGAAAAATAATGAGTGATAAAAAGGTAATATATTATAATGAATTTAGTGAAAATAATTTTTATCAAGAGTTGATGTATCATGATCCATTAGATTTGAATGAAATGGTTACTCCAAATAATAGAATTTTTGATTCTAAACTTAACGGGCGACAAAATATTATGAATATGTTTAATAATCCAGAAAATTGTTTGATGCCCAATGATAACCCATATAAGACAAACTTTATTTCTAGATTAGGTGAATATTTTGGAGATTATACTTGTGCATTAGGTTATATGTGTAGAAGTGTGCATCCAACTTCTAGATTTGAAGGATACAATATACTAAATTTTGGTAAGGATTTGATTCCAGATATACCCAGTGGTTGGAATATGAGTTTTGAGGATGTTATAGAAGAAAGAGCTAGAGAATTGTGGGAAATTGGTAAACCAATACGATTGTGGTGGTCAGGCGGAATTGATAGCACATGTGCTTTGGTGGGTTTTTTGCAAACTAAAGAATTGGGTGATGATCTTATCGTTTATTATTCGAAAGAAAGTGTGATAGAAAATCCAGAGCTTTTTAATTTATTACAGGGACTATCGGTAACATTACAAAAACATTCAACAAATGCAGATAATTATTTTGTTAATGATAGAAGTGTTTGGAGTAATGAAGTAATAAATGTGTTAGGTCACTTAGGCGGAGAGATTTACCTTGGTAATACTGCTGGAAATATTTTTGATCTTATACTGAGTGAAGATAAACACAATTCGGGTTGGAAAGAGTTATTTAATGATAAAGAATTTAATGATATGTTTATGATGTATAATTGTGATCACCCAAATCACAAATTTCATAAACCAAAATTTATGGATTTTATTGAAGATCATGTATCAAAAGCACCAATTGATATTAGAAGCCCATGGGATTTTCTTTGGTGGGTAGTATATACTACGAGACGGTTCGAACATAGATATCTATATGCACCCAAGATAGTTAACAACGGATTGTGTGAAACAGAGGTAAGTTTTTTTTCTTCAAAGAATATTGAAATATGGAGTATATTGAATCATGAAATTGGTGGACATAAAAACTATGACCGATATAGTTACAAATTTTCATCTAAAAAATACATATATGATTTTGATAAAAACGAACATTACTTTAGAAATAAAATGCATATGTCTTCTGCAACAGTAGTATTTAAGAATAATAAATTGTTTAAAAATGACGCATGGAACCCCACAAAATTAGGATTCTCTGATAATACTATATGTAATACAAATGAAGTATTTCGGGGTGATTGTTGGGATTTATTTGACAAAAATACATTTGATAAATATAAGAAAAGGATGTAATCAATGGCTGACAATCAATATCTGGGTAATCCCAATCTCAAGAAAGCTAACGTCGCACAGAACTGGACAAAGAAAGAACTTGTTGAGTACCAGAAGTGTATGGAGAACCCCCAGTATTTTATAGAGAATTATGTCAAAATTGTTTCTCTTGATGAGGGTCTTGTTCCATTTAAGATGTATGATTTCCAGAAGGAAATGGTAGGAACCTTTCATAGTAATCGTTTCACTATCTGTAAACTACCCAGACAGTCAGGTAAGTCCACCGTCATGGTTTCATATCTACTTCATTACGCACTATTCAACCCTAGTGTCAATATCGCAATCCTTGCGAATAAGGCTGCGACCGCTCGTGACCTACTATCACGTTTGCAACTGGCGTATGAACATCTACCCAAGTGGTTACAACAGGGGGTGATGAGTTGG